TAACAGATCCAAAATGTTTCAGACAGACCAGTGGTGGTGATGGATTCCTAATACCTTTAAAAGCTGGCCATCTACCAAATGAAATTCAAAGAATTGAACCCGTATCCATCCCGCAATCTTTGCTTGAGTTGTCAAATAGTCTAGCAGAAGATATAACAAAGATAAGTGGTGTAAATGAAGAACTTTTGGGATCGGCCACAGATGACAAATCTGGTATATTATCAATGTTACGACAAGGCGCCGGTCTTACAACTCTACAAACAATCTTCGACAAGCTCGACTATACTCAACGATTATATGGGAAAATCAGACTCCAAGCGATTCGAAAGAATTTCAGCAAAGGTAAAATCCGAAATATACTGGGACATGAAGCAGACCCCCGTTTCTTCACCAGCCACAGCCAAAAGTATGCCATTGCTGTTGAGGAAGGTAATTACTCTACCACCCAAAGACAAACAGAATTACAGCAGTTGCTTCATTTCAAGGAGCTTGGAATGGCTATCGCAGACAAATCCATTATTCGTGCTGCATTTATTACAAATAAGCGACAAGTAATTGAAGATATGGAAGAAGAGAAACAGCAGCAAGCACAGCAGCAACAAGCTCAATCACAACAACAAGCGCAAGTAGATCAAAGCAAGATCATGGCTACAATGGCAAAAGCTCAATTAGATGCAGCTAAGACGCAAGAGAGCTATGCTAATATTGAGAAGCTCCATGCTATGGCATCACATGAGCAAATGGAAGCTGATTATGCTCTTGTTAAGACTGCAATGGAAATGGAAGATATTCAATTCAATCAAATTCGAGAAGCATTCATGTTAGCGCAAGAAATGAAAATGGCTAATCAGCCACAACAATTACAACAACCTGCTATGACAGGATAGGAGAAAATATGGCATTAAATAAAGCAGTCAATAACGTTGACGAAAGAGGCGATAAGCCAGCTCAAAAAGCAAAGAAAGGGCTCGATTTTCCATTGGGTAATGCTCATTGGGAAGAGAAAGCTGAAGATACAATGGTTGGTGATCTTCGTTATGCAAGTGAAATGAACACATCAGAAGAGTACAAAAAATCTGTAGATGCGCTTGCTAAGTATGTAAGAACTCATAAAGCACAACATTAATTTTGGATGCCTATATCCTCGTCCATGAAGCGTAAGTGGAGCAATAGGTATTGGGGCACGTGTAAAAAGCGTAGCCCTCTTTTCAGTCGGTGACAAATTGTCACAGACTGACTTATTGCAGAAATCGACTATAACCTCATATAAGTTGGTATAACTATGGTTAAAGAAAGAACAGTTCATGACGGCAACACACGCAAAGATGCTTCCGTCACATTACATGGATTTAGTCAGCTTTCTCCCAATGAACAGTGGGAATGCAATATAAATCCTGATGAGCCAAATAAGAATGATGGCATTGGAGCTTTTGAGCCAAAAAGGGCAAAAGAACGTCCTTGTACACATAAAAAAATTAACGATACGGATCATTAAGATGGAAAAGAAAAAGAAAAAAGAATCAAAAAACAATATGTATCCTTCAATGAGCAAGATGAAGGAAGAAAAGAAACGTGTAATGGTTAAACCGGCTAAGAAGATAAAGACTATTTAAAATGTGCGAAAATATAACAGAAGTGCTCTGTAAAAACTGCAAACTAACACGTTTTTATGTTGTAAAACCTAATATTGAAATTGATGAAAAAAATAAGTATTGGTGGTGCACTTCATGTATTTATTATTGGAATAGATCTAACCCATTTATTGAAATATGAATAAGTTTGAAAGATACCATATTGAAGATCCTCCTCGAGAGCGTCATGAAAGGATAGAGAAATCGCCCGAAGATTATTATCCTGATTATGTAATTTGTTCCGACGAATCCATTAAACCTTTAGAAAAGAAAGTGAAGATATTGCATGAGAAAGACAAGAGTAAAAGCATTAAAAGAAAGTCTAAAAAAGTTCCTTCCAGAAGCAACAAATCAGCAGTGGCGAAGACACAAAAAGAATTATAAGGATGGTTTATTTAATGCGTGATATAGACAAAATTGATGTGTTCATAGCTTTAGCTAATGTCAAACGATCCAAACGAGGAAACTGATTATTTAAGAAAATTCAAAAGATTGGAATTCAGAATATCCAACAATTAAGGCATTCTATAATGCAATCAAAATTATTCACAGATGAATTTCTGAATAGACTTCAAGAAATCCAAGCAGCACAAGAATCTTTAGAACTTTATACAAATGTACAGGGATTGAGCTTTCATGATGCCATTATAGAAATAGCCAAGGACAATCATTTAACTCCTGAATATATTTATGATGGTTATAAAGCACCTATCGAAGATCAAGAAAGAATTAAAAAATTTCTAAAAGAATGTTGGGACGATTTTGAGAATGTTTGACAACTAAATAATTTATTGATATTCCTGCGTAAAGTATTTTTTACACAGGAATATCATGTCACAGCGAATCACAGCAGGCGAGCTTTCCAGAAAATCTCTATCCGATAAAACAAAATACAACGCTCTAGAAGTAGGCCATGCTCTTGCTGATGATATCATGCCTCATCTTAGACAATGTATTGAAAATCACAAATCTATCATAGATGAGAATGAATTCTGTATTGTCATGTTAATCGCTAAAGATCCACTCATATCAAATCTACAACGGCGTAAATTTTATGCGTGGCCATATCTCCCTAAGCCTAGGCCAAATCAATCTGTATTCTTATACAATAAAGGTTTGGATGCTATCACTCATCGTTTGTGGATTCTTCCTTCAGATATGGTAATGGCTGAACTACATGAATTAACTCATGTAGACAAACGATATAAAACTATGAAAGCATGGAGTGATGCATTTTACAAAGGATGGAAATTCGATAAATTAACAAAACAATTCTACAATTCAGATCCTACATATTTCTGGAAGTATGTTCGAAAAGATCAAAAGATAAACATTCCTTCAGAGCATGAATACTTCTTAGAGCATCGAGAAGAACTTATCAAGGCAGGTTGTCAGATCCCCAATTCTACGGACACCGAGGCCTTTGACTTTAGTAAAATCGAGATCAAAAAGATCGTAGATACGCAAGCAGCCGTGCTCTAATAAAGCATTTTCTATTACTGGAGGTAGACATAGTGTGCCTAATGGGGCATCTGTTGCCATGTAGTTTAAAGTGTTTCTATATTCATTGAGTTGTTTCGCAAGCTGTTCTCTAAGCACTCGTGTTTTTTCGTCTTTTTCTAAATATAAATTTACATTATCGATGTTTTCAATTATTTCTTTGTTATATGACACAAGGAGTCTCCAGCATGACGGTTAATGTAACAGAAAATAATTTAGAAAATAATTTACCACAACACAAAGTTGATACAAATATATCACAACAAAATTCAGATCCAAATTTAATACAAAAATCATCAAATCAAGAAATCAAAGAAGCAGATGGCACGCAAGAAGATCCCAATTGGAGAGCATTTAGAGAAGCAAGAAAAAAAGATAGAATTGAACGAGAAGCAGCAGAAAAAAGAGCAGCAGAAAAAGAGACAGAGGTTGCAGCTCTTAAAGCAGCGATGGAAGCTGCTTTCTCAAAATCAGCACCTTCTCCACAAGCCTATCAACAATACTACGGAATAGATCAACATCAGACAGAAGAAACAGAAGATGAACGAATAGATAAAAAAGTAAATGCTGTGTTAGCTGTGAGAGAAGCTGCTGCTGAAAAAGCAAGACTAGAAAGAGAAAGACAAGAATATCCAAATCGTTTAAATCAAACTTATTCAGACTTTAATCATGTAATATCACAAGATAATCTTGATTATCTAGACTACCACTACCCAGAAGTTAGCAGACCTTTGCAGAGATTGCCAGATGACTTCGATAAGTGGTCAGATATTTATAAAGCTGTTAAGAAATTTGTTCCAAATAATACAACAGCAAAGAAAGAAGCGGCTCGTGCGGAGGCTAATTTCAATAAACCTAAATCAATCTCAAGTCCTAGCATAACACAGTCTGGCGAATATTCAGGAAATGCAAGAATTTCAGAAGAGAAAAGGGCAGCAAATTGGGAAAGAATGCAAAAGATTTTAAAAGGAGTTAGTTAATGAATGAGCATGAAATTGAGGAGTTTAAAAAAATAAATGAAAAATATCGACAAGCTACTTCGTTGAGATATGGAACTCCCGATCAATACCAATTTCGTCAAAACGAATTAATGCATGCTCTTGCAAGATTCATCTTAGAGCCCTATTGGAAATATGAAGAAGATAAAGAGGAATAAAATATTTATATGACATTAAATAAATTAATTGCTACTATTGAAATAGACCGATAAAGGAATTCGTCACTCCAATCCCGACTGTAAAGTACCTCGTCAGTATAGCTGAAATTAGTTCATTCGCTGTGAACATGATTAACAACTATATAACGAGGTTTTTTTATGTCATTCGCCACGGGGATAACAGGCATTCAGAATATGGCCCCTGAGCTTCCAGTTCAGGCATCTGAAGACTTACTATCCACACCAATGTTTAACTTGATCCACTCCTTTGGAGTCGATCTACACCATGCCGAATCTTATATCGGTAAAACAACACGTATGTCTCGATTTGAGCGCCTATCTACAGATGGCGGTCAGCTTGATGGTTCTGGTATTGATCCAGCGTCTGAAGTTCCAGTTCGTACCGATATTGATGCGACAATGGAGATCTTTGCGAAATCCATCGTAACCAATGAGCAACTCGTATTATGGGAAAATTCCAAGTCTCTAACTAAGTTTACTGCTTTGTTAGGTCAATGGTTGCGTGAGAAAGAAGATCTCCTAATGCGAGATTTATTCTCATCTAGCGTTTCTTATATCAATGCAACAGGTGGTTTGAATGGCGACCAACCTTCGAATATCTCTTTGAACGATGTAAACAACATCGAAAACATACTACTTGGCAATGATGCACGTTCAATGCTAACAAATCTGGAAGCGACTTTGAAGTTCGCGACAGGCGGTGTTCGAGATGCCTTTATAGCTCTTGCAAATACTAACTTAGCAGCCGATCTTCAGAAGGTGCAAGGCGTAT